ACGTTACCGAGGTGGCCACACCAGAACCGCTGACTGAATAGGAGTTTGACTGCCTGATTGCACGGCTGACTGCGGCGTCAACTGACAACTGCACCGACGATTGAATCTTGTGGGTGAGGTCTGCCCTGGCTGGATTTGCGGCCAGCAATGTGACGCCTAACACCAAAAGGCTGCGCTTCATTTGATGCCAGTCTTGCTGTTGTTCTCCACAACGTTAACGCCGTTGCCTTCCTTTTTCTTTTTGTTGAGTTTGCCCAGGGCTGGTGTGTACGTCGCCGCAGTCCCCGTAAGCAAGCTGGCCGGGAAAGTTGGATCGACAGCCTGCTTAAAAATGCCCAGGTAATTGGCAGTCAGTATCGCCATGGACCAGGCAAGGATGCCCAGCCTGACCAGGTCACCCAGCCAGCCGTGGTCATTCTGCTGCTGCTCTTCTTCTTGCTCAGCTGGACGTTGTTGTTCTGCCATTGTCAACGGAGCTACCGTTAAATCGTACCGACCACGTCGACATGCTCCTGCTCATCAGGCCAATCCTGTTTGCATTTCTGAAATCAGAGTCGTGCAAAAAGCTGATCGTTGATGTGCTCTACGCCATGGCCAAGGCGTCAGACAACAAGCTCGATGACCACATCGCAGCCATGGTCAAGCAGGCACTGCTGCCGGCGGCACCCAAAGCTTGACCTGCTTGGACTGCTCGCAGTAGTCACCTGCTCGCAGGATGCGGGCCAGCCTGGCTGTGCGTATGGCATCAGCTGCTAGCAAGCCTGCCTTCATGTACGCACCCACCACTGCAGGCCACATCTCCTGCACGGTGGTCTTGTCTTTCAAAATCTTGTTGGCAGTGACAGGGCCCACCCCCTTCACACCCTTGTAGCCATCGGTCGAATCGCCGGTGAGGGTCTGCGCCATCCATGCACGGTCTGCGTCAAGCGAGGTGACCTCCTCGATCTGTTCGTTGACGAGCAACTTGCAGGGGACAGTGCGCATGTCCTTGTCGATCGACACGATGATCGGGTCAGGCACGCTGCCGTCAGTAGCAAGCAGGCCCATGCAATCGTCAGCCTCAAGCATCGGCTTGACCACTGTCGGGTAGGCATCGGCAATCCACTTACGCATGTCACTCAAGCCAAGGGGCTTGCGCTTGCCAATGCGGTTGGCCTTGTAGTCAGGGAACTCCACATGTCTAAACGTGGGGTAGCTGCTCAGGCACACCAGCACATCGCTGTCGTCAGCGATGGCCCGGTAGTTCTCAATCATGGTGCACACCGTGTTGATCACGTCGCCCTGGTCGAGGTGCAGGGTGTGGATGGTGTCGGTCCACCTGACGTCACGTTCGTTTGCTGAGCAGCCGAGGTACAGCAGCCAGTCGCCATCAAGAAGCAGGGTCATAGTCCGAAGTAAGAAGACATGGGTACAGACAGGCGACCTGTCTTGCGGTCAAACACCAGCTCATCCAGTGGTCCGGTCTCGCCACTGAATCTGTTCTTGAGCATGCGCAGCTGCAGCTTGTTGCGCTCATCGTCACCACCCTGCTGGTTGCGTTCTGCTCCAATGCAAAGGTCTGAGAGCTGGGCTATGGCGTGGCTTCCCCTAAGTTGCGACAGGCTGGTCTGTCCACCCTCCTCGTGGCCGCGGCCTTCTGGTCGCTTGAGGTGTGACACCAGCACCAGGCCCACGCCTGTTTGCTCCACCACCTGCCGCAGCTTGGTGCATGTGACGTCCAGCGCACGGCGCTCGTCGAGATCAGAGATGCCACTGACCACGATGGTGAGGTGATCGACCACCACCACGTCGACACCTTCTGATGTGGCGAGGTACTTGATCTGCTCAACCAGTCGGTCGGGATCCATTGACCCGAAGTGGTCATAGAGAAACAGGTTGCCGGTGCTCATCAGCTCATCGAAAGCCGTGCGCACCTTTGGGTCCTTGACCAGCTCGGGCTCCAGGTGGATGGGCATGGAGATGTCCACGCCAACGATGCCCTGCAGTGAGCGTTGCATGCTCTCCTCCAGCATGAACACACCCACCTTCAGGCCAGCACGCAAGAAGTGAACGATCCACTCACGACAGATGCTGCTCTTGCCTGCGCCACTGCCCGCCGCCAGGGTCACCATCTCACCCTTGCGGAAGCCATGTGCTGCAGCGTTCAGCTTGGGCCAGGGGTACTGACACACAGCAGATGCGCCTGGCTTGACCAGTTCTTCCCACAGCTCTGACGCATTGATGATGCCGTCAGGCCTGACAGGCGTGGCCTTCCACAGCAGGTCACGCAAGTGTTCACCCTCGCCGGCTACCAGCATTTCGTTGGCGTCCTTGCGTGGCAGCCGGCAGATGGCTGCTTTACCAAGAGGCAACACCGACATGGCATCCTCCGCCGCAGCAACACCAGGATCATCTGAGTCAAAACATAAGACAATCCGATTGAATTGGCTAAGCCACTGAAGATTGGCGGCTAAGTATTTGCGTGCGGAAGATGCACCGTTGGGCAGAGATACAACAGGAAACTTGTTGCCTTGCACCTGCGACACACTCATTGCGTCGATCTCGCCCTCGGTCACAACGCAGAACATGTTTGTTCCGTTGCCGTGGTTCTGTCGCCATAGATGTTGGCCGAACAGTTGCAGTTGATTGGTTGATCCAATCCACCTGAACCGCTTGTCCTTGTACCGCAGGTGTTGCGCTGCCTTCTTGCCCAGCTGGTCCCGGTAGGTGGCGACCTGCACCAGCTCGTTGTTGTGTGTAGTGGTGCCGTACTCAAACAGCTTGGTCGTGTCGAGCGTCAAGCCACGGCGCTCAAGGGCCAGTGGTTTTACAAAGTTCAGCAGCTCCACTTTGGGTTCAGGTGTTGGTTGGTAACGGGGCAGGCGCTCAGGCTGGGGGCTTTTCTCGATGACTGCATCGCAGCTGTAGCAATACAGATGCCCGTCGCTGAAGCGTGCTGCGTTGTCCTTGCTGCCGCACTGCGGGCACGGCTCATGCTTTAGGAACTTGGACTTGCGCTTCTCCTTCATCAAACCAGGCAGTAGGGATGTGCCCTTCGCACCAGGCAAAGCCATGGCGGTCAGCCCATTGGCCATAGGTCAGCGACCGTGGCGCTTTACTGAGCTTGGCCTTGGCGTTCTGGAAGCAAAGGCGGATGTCTGCGTCAGGATGGCAGGCCTTTACGGCCAGCATCTTGCGCCGATCCTCGGGGCTGAACAGTCCTTTGGTCTCCACCATGCAGCTGGGCAGGATGAAGTCAGGTGTGTAGATAGCCTCGATGCGGTAGGGCAGGGCCCGGCTTTCGTATTGGAAAGCAAGGCCCCGCTTGTTCAAGCTAGAAGCAACGTTGGCTTCAAACTTGCTGCGGTATCTACCAGTCGCCTGCGTTATCCGCCTCCGGCTCTGTCTCCTGGACGTCGCCTGCTTTGAACCCTGTGCTTTCCGCTTGAAAACCAAAGCTGCTAGCCCCTCTGCTGTACTCAACAAAGTTCAGGATCTGTGCGCCAAGCACCTTGCATGTGACACCAGTGCCCTTGGGCCCGGTGTAGCCAGCCGCCACGAAGTTAAGGCGACCCGTGGTCTCGGGCCCCATCTTTTTCAATGGTTCACGGTTGGTCAGTGGCTTGCCTTGGCTGTCAAACAGCGCCACCTCTGCTGACCAAGTAGTGCCGTCGTTGCGCACGCCATTGGCCCTGCGTTTCATCTTGACCGAGAACACAGCCCGCTTCTGGTCGTCCTCTTCAAACTTCCAAGGCTTGTCATTTAGCTCCAGCTTCTTGCCGGGGCCAGTGCTTGCCAGGTGCTCGAGGTAGCTGGCGTGATACGCCTCCAGCTCCTGCTCTAAATCGCTTGCGTCTTTGGCATCGATGTGTGCCGTGACTTTGTAGACAGCTGGCGGGTACTTGGTGTCTGGTTCAACCAGCCAGGCGTAGGTCAGTCGGCAGGGCGGTGTGGTGAACGTCTTGGATTCGAAGTCAGCTTTCATGTGATGAAGTAATCGGATGATTTCACTTGTGAGAGATCGAGCTGCCCTGTCACAGGACAAGGCAACTCGGCACCC